CTTGCTGGTAAGTAAACGCAATCGCGTCAGAGATGGTGCCGTAGCTCTGGATGGCGTACTCGACCGCATGGGTCGAGATGCGCTGGCCGGTGTAGCCGTTAGCACGGAACACCACGCCTTGACCGCGGGCGTCAGACCCCAGCCAGAACAGCGAGTTGTCCATCTTGGCAACCGAAAAGGTGGCCGCGCAGCCTAGTTCGTTGACCGCACCTTGAATACGAGCCAGCGGAAACGGTGTATCGCCTGCGTTGTACCAGACCTCAACTGATTGGGTGCCAAACAGCCATACCTCACGGTGATCGACAAACAGCGACACCAAGTTGTCGGGCATACCCTCGGCGCTGGCAAAACTCAACGGGTCGAGCTGCGTACCATCCAACAGCTCAGACGTCCAAAACTTTTGTGAGTTAGGCTCTTGGAATACAAAGTAGCCATCAAGATAGCCAACCGTCACCGCGCCTGGAAAGTCTACGTCGGTGATCTCGGCGTATGCCTGTGTCGAGGCGTCGTAAATGTAACCGTCCGGGTTGGCCGCGATAAAAAGCTGCGTGCCATTGTCGACCATCGATACAGGGCCAGTGCCCGACACGCCGCCAATCTGAGTGACTGTCCAGTTGGTGTCGACGCGGTATAGCCGCGACCCGGACACCACGTAGCCGTACCCACCATAAGACCACAGCCCACGAATAGGGCCGGTGCCAACGGTAGCAAGTCTACGCAAGCCCGGCGCCCGGTTCAGGTACGCAGGCTCGTTGCCTTCCGGTGACGGCGTGATCTCTGGGTACAAGTTGACCATACGCGCGGCTGCAGCGTTAAGGCTGCGAGCCACGTAGGCTTGACCGAGGATCGGCGTCTTCACGGCTTAATAATTGCCTGCGTAGATGTTGTACCGCTGGCGAGTAGCGACCAGCGAGTAAGGCATCGACATCACGTCGTCTGGGTTGTTAATGCGCTTCAGATTACGCTTAGACGTCATCGCAATCCGAGTAACCTGCGGCATGGGTTCAACGCCAAACTCGTTGGCGATTTCCATCGCTAGGTTGTACTTGAACGCGCGCAGGTAGCCCGGCGGGAACGACAGCGCGGTGTTAAGCGTTGCCGGTTTGGTTAGCTGCTGCACCGACACAAAATGCCACTCCAGCACACGCGTTGGCTTGGGGTAGATGGTCATGGTGATGTCTGGGAACGTGTTGTTCACAAACATAACCTGCGGGTAAGTGCTAGTAACCGTCTTAACCGCAATGCCGTTGTACTGCTGCTGGTTGATCAGCTTGATGCCGTAGGACACGTTGGTCTGCGGGTCACGGAAGTACGTTGCATCGTCAATCAGAATAGGACGATTGCCGACAAAATTGCCGGTTGGGCCAAGGGTGCGGGTAATTTCATCAGGCGGCCAGTTGAACACCTGATCTTCAGTACAAAACACAGCCAGACGCTCAGTATTCCACGAATCAATCATCTGATTCATGGCGTTTAGCGCATCTTGAGCGGCCTGCGGTGAGGGCTCCTCACCTTCGGCCAGTTGGCCAATCAGCCGAAGCGCTGCCTTAATCTGGTCGAAGGCGGTTGCCATTCAAGCTCCTTATTCTGCCGCTGCTACCTCTACAGGCGGACGGCTACGACGACGTTTGACATCCAGCGCGTTGGCTGGCGCCGCTACTTCGGGAGCCGAAGGCGTGTCGGGATTATAGCGTTCCCAGCCGTTTTGTTCATCAAATTCAGCCTCCATTTCCATGCTGGCGATTTTGAAGCCGTGAACGGGATGCTGTAGATAAATAATAGGCATGAGAGAACGGGGCCGAAGCCCCGCCTTAATTATGACGTGCAGTGAACAATAGCAAAGTTAATTACCACGGCTTCAGACAACGACCCACCTGAAATATTACGCAAAGTAATGCTAACGGAACCAGCGGTAAGCGAATTAGCAAATACATTGTATGAGCCAGGGGTTGCTTGACCACCAGAAATAGTCAAAATTACCGCATCGTTTGCGCCAATTATCGAATTGTTTAGTGTAAAAGTTGCGTTAGTTGCAGTTGCCAATGATGCGTTATTCATTGTAATGCGGCCAGCAGATTTATCCAGCGTAACTGCTGTTGATTTGCTGGTGGCTTGCGTTACAGTACCTTGCGCGGCAGCAGAATAGCCGATTTCGGAAGTAGCGTAAACAGTGGTGCCAACAATAGTTGAGGGCGTAGTTGCACCAATCGTGCCGCCGTCAATGTCTTGGTCGCTGTACGCAACGCCAATTGATTTGGTATTGCCCATTTTTTAATCCTTTAAAAACGGGGGCCGAAGCCCCCAGAGTTTTTAACCGATGCGATACAGAGTCCAAGTACCCACGCCGCTCTTACGAGCACGGAAGATTTGGGCTGTGCCTGCAGTTGCAACAACAGTCATCAAACCTACGAGCGTCCAACCGGTGTTAGTCACCAGTGTAATAACACCCGAAGTATTGCCGTCGACGTTGACAACAGAAAAGTCAAACGAAACGCCTGGCTTGTCAGAGTTAGGCAGTGCAGCCTCAAGAGCAGCTACGGTTGGCAGCGTGTAGCTGGCAGCCGATGCGCCGGGGCTACCCAGCAAAATGCCGTTCAGAATCTGATCTGCAGTCAGTGTTGCGGTTGCGGTTGCAGTAGCAGGAACGGGGGTAACTTGAAAAATGGTTTCGTTAAGGTTGCCATCACCAATCTGATAGCCGCCTGCGCCGTTAGGAAGTGCCATGATAATTTCCTTTCAAATAGAGTCGTCAATGGGGGCCGAAGCCCCCACCAGTGCTTAGCCCCACATGCGGCAAGCCATTTGCGGACGGATCGTGCTAAAGCCGTACAGCACGTCAATACGGCAAGGCAGACGGTCGTTGTTGATGTCGTACTGACGAACAATACGCATCGAAATACCGTTGTGAACTTGGCGAGAAGCCATGTCCACGCCTTGTGGCATCAACAGGTCGGCGGTAGCAAAAGTGATCGCATCCTTGTGGTAGATCAAGTTCTGCGGATAAGCAGTTGCAGCCGAACCCAACATGGTTACTACAGCGCTTGCTGCAGGCAGCGAGGAAACGGTGGCCAGTGCTTGGGTTGCGGAATACAGCGCAGGGCTGATCGACAGGGTCGCAGTGGAGCTACCAGTTGCAGCGGCAGTCACGGTGAACTGCTGCAGCGAGCCGGTGGACTCACGAGTTTGTGGGTTAACTGCGAACACGCCAGCGATGGTGAACACGTCGCCCACGTTCCAAGTCTTCGACGAGCCAGTGAAGCTGATTGGCAGAGTCGACTGACCTTCGGTGGTAACGGTCGAAGTCACGGTGATGGAAGTGCCCCAATCGCCGTTGGTGTGCTGCTTGATCGACTGAGACATGTTGACTTCGTCGAAGCCCAACACGCCCATGCCCATCATGCCGTTCTTGAACTGGCGGCTGATGGTGTCGGTCGGGTTGAACAGACCTTTCATGCCTTCAACCAGACCAGCGTTAGCAGCTGGGTTAACGGTTGCGTAGCGTGGTGCCATCACAGCAGCGTTTTCGTTCAGCTTCTGCTGAGCTTGCAGCAGAACGAGCGAAGTCGATGGGGTGGTGCCAGGGGTACCAACCGAGTTGAACACGCCCTTGTATGCGTTAGCAACGTCAGCGTCGATCGACGAAGCAAGCTGCGAAATACGAGGCTTAAGAACACGCTCTGCGAAGTCATCCAACTGCATGGTGAGTTCGGCGGAGGTGAAGTTAACACCGATGTGCTTCTGCGAAGCAACAGTCAGGGTGGTGAACTGTTCGTTGTCGTCCTGCACTTGCAGAGCGGCACCGTCAGTTACCAAAGCGCGATCTGGTAAACGAATACGCAGAGTCGAACCGATTTTAGCGCCTTCAACGGCGAAAGAATCGTCGTATTGACGATTGACGTTACGAGTGATCACCAGGTTGTTCTCGAGGATTTCGAGCGCCTTGCGGGTGATCATGTCGATAGTAAGAATCGAGTTTGCCATGATAGTCCTTAAAAAAATTAGCGGTTACGTTGAGCTTCCAACTTCCG